TTGGCCCCAACTATGGATGCGGGTTGTTGTGTAAATGTAAAACTCATCTTTTGAATAGTCCTTTTTGAATGTCTTGTTTCATCGCTTTGGTCAACGCTTTGTTGAACGATGGTAAAATTTGTTGTCTTGCTTGGTTTACAAATGGGAATGGTTCGATACCGAAATACTTTATTTTTCTATTCATCATAAACCGCATTCCTTCCTCGTTTGCCTTTGATTTGAATTTACCCGTTGACAAATCCCTTGGTTGAATCCGTTTCATTTTAACCCATCCACGCATTGTACTCAATGGAATACCCTTGCCTGGTTTTCTTCCTTTTTGTACATAATCCGCAGTTTCGTTCATTTTAATACCCAATGTCAAACCATTCGGGGCGGGTTGGATGGATGCCACCAATTGACCACTGGCCACATAATTACCACGGAATGTTTTTTTGGTTGCTGACACCACTTGCCATCCACCGCCAACCTTTTTCCACTTGGCACGAATAGATGTGCGGGGGCGTTTCACCTCCAACATATTCCGACAAGCAATTGCCCACTTCTTGGAATACTCCGCAACGATTTTTTCCGAACTCTTAAATGCAATCGCCATCAGTAACCCACGGGTTTATTAAATCAATGGTGACACTTATTTGATATCCCGCCAATACTGAATCCATCGTTTCCACAAATGGATTAAACACGATGGGGCGTTGGAATTGTATTTGGCTATAATTGTCTTGCTCTAATTTCCACAAACCCTTTGACATTTGCACATACATTTCTTGCAATATGTGGGCATAGTTTTGATTCTCTGTGTATCCGTATTTGTCGTAAACTGTGATTAGGTTTTTTTGCTCATTCTCACCTTTCAAAAAGTTCACACGATCCGCAATCATGATGTTCATTTGGATGGATGCAATTTGGTCGGTCAACGATACGGATTGGATTGAACAGTGCATCAACGGAAATACCGTGAACGCCTTAAAGTCCAACTCCGTTAATGTGCCGTGGCTATAATTCCATCCCTCGTCCGTGGCGATGTCTTTGAATACCTTAAATGCGGTTCCTATGTGGTTATTTATCATCGCTTGTAACTTTGCTTAATAATTTTTTGTTCCATTTCCGCAATGTCGCTTTCGTAAGCGGTCCAATACAAAGCGGTGTGAATGGTCTTAGTATAGACATTTTCCAATTGTAGGAAATTTCTTGAAGCGAGTCGATAGACCATTCCAAACCATCCCCATTTTTTGGTAAGGCGGTTTTCATCTGCGGTTCCATCTCCACCTCCAAATACTTCTGGATAGAATTCAGTAAGTCGATTCCTAAACTCCAAAAAAAAACCATGGCCCCAAATGCGGTGTTGCAATCTAAATCCTTAAACCCACTGACAAGGTTTGCCGAATAGGGTGCCACCTCATATCTTCCGTTCTGTCCGCTATGGGTAACGGGACGATATAAAACACTCATCACCTTCCATAAATCGTGGGTTTCCTTTGTGTATGTTTCAATGTCAATAAACTCACCCACCGACATATCATCCAAGTTTGGAATGAACCCGTATTCAACGCCATCCATTTTGAACCTGGGCGTAAAGGTCGGTTGTTCTGTCAACATCAATGTGATGCGTTCAACGGCCTTTTGCAATACATCAAACGGCATGGCCATGACCTCGGTCATTGTCAACTCACAAAAAATTGATACGGCTTCCAACTGGCGTTGGGTGTCTTCCATGTCTTCTTTAAGACCTTGGTACGCCAACATTTGATGCAACTTTACATCCTTTAACGATGTGGGTACTAATATGGTTTTTGATTCAATCATTAATTATAAAACGACCAAACCCCGCTTTGTTATTCCAACGCTTCATTGAGCAACACACACACTTTGGCGTATTGCCTTTGCACCTCCTTATCGGTGTACAAAATGTTACTAAACTCGTTTACAGAATTGATTGCCGTTGAATGGTCACGGTGGATAATCCGCCCAATTTCTGCCCACGGCATCCCTAATCTTTTTCTGCAAATAAAGTTGAACATGTGACGGGCGTATAACGATGCTCTTTTCCGTGATGGGCAAAGTATTTCATCGGGGGTTAATTCTGATACTGTGCAAACCGCTCGTAACACTTCCTTCCAATGGTTGGGTGCATCGTTAAAATCAACCCGTGGGTTTATTATTTCCTTTTTTAACGATTGGATTTTGGTTAGGGCTTCGCCTTGAATCTGCACTAACAATAATCGCAGTCGTTTAATTTCTTGTCGTTGGTTGTGTAATTGCTGGTAATGGCTTGTCATATCGTCTACAAAGATACAAATAAACATGATATAAACAAAGGGGGCGATTAACCCCCCCCTGTTTGTTTTATTTCTTTAACATTTTTGCAATGTATCGGTAGTGAAATTCTTGGATGTTGTATCCACCACAAGGAACACAACAAGTATAAAAAAAACGGCCATCTTGCAATTTGGCGTTTACTTCAAAACCTTTTCCGCCAATGTGAGTGCTTACCATTTCAATCATGTCATCGGTAGTCAAAAACTTCGTCAATGCGCTTTCTAATTTTGCTATGCTAATCGCGCGAGCCGATGCAATGTGATTGTCAAATGTTGTTTGGTAGCGATTTACCAATCCAAAAACAAAATCTTGCAACCTCTGGCGGCGGCCATATGTCATAGTGTATGCGTATTTTGAATACCAATTGTGGCCTTTTGCATCTTCGATATTTGCCAACTCGTCGTTGCCTCCGTTCATAATTAAAATTGTGCGATACACCGCGTAATCTTGAATTTCGGTCGGGTAGTTGGTTCTGAAGTCGTTGTAAATACTTAAGATGGTAGCGATTCTTTCGGTTTCTTTTTGAACAAGAATTTCGATTTGTCCTTTGTAGGATTCGCGGATGGTTGCGATAGCGTTTTGTGGTTGTGTCATATTCATAACACGAAGATGCACCTTTATATTTGTAATTCCAAATATAAAATGAAAATAATTAAAAATAATTTATCGGATGTCGTAATTTCCGTAATTGCTTTTAATACCTAATGCCATCATTTCATGATACCTCCAACTGTCGATTGCGTGGTCTGTGCCAATGGGGTTGTTCATGCTTCGCCCCTGGGCATCACTATCCCAACAATAATTCCGCAACTCCTTGATTAAATTGGTGGATGTGGATGTGACCAAATACGATTGTGATTGCATTATCTGTATTCCGTAATTGATGGAATCCTTGCCTTTGGTTACTCCCTTGATTCTTATCCCGTATCTTTTTATTTCATCAATTGATTTTGGTTCGGCACTATCCGCATAAACTGGCACATGGTTGGGTAATGCCTTTGCAATGTCCGAATTAAGCATTCCCGTGCGATATGCCACTTCATCAATGATTCGTTGACCATTGTATTCATAAACGGCTACAATTGCCGTGGGGTCGTTTGTATACCCAAAATCCACACCAATGCCAAGCAACCTCGCATCTTCTGGAATGGTGTCAATGGTTTGCCAATTGCTGAATATAACCCCTTGCAAGTTCCCAATCTCACCAAGTCCATATACCCGCCACCAATTAGCCCAATAATTGGATGTGGTTGCCCTATCCCGTGCTTTCTCAATTTCCGTTACGATGGACTTATCCAACGCTTCGTTGTCCTTGTAGGTAAGTACAATCATTTCCGCATCGGGGTCGTTTACCAATTCACTATCCACCCAAAATTCCGCCACGGGGTTGTAATCCAAATAAATGAATTTGCGGGTACGAATCGCCATTTGGTAGTATGATTCCCAATCGATGTTGTTGCACTCGTTCACAAAAAGAACATCACGCCTTGCACCCCTCAATTTTTGAGGTTGGTCTGCACTAAAAAACTCGATGTAACTATCATTGCTGAATGTGTAGGTCAATGATGATTTGTTCCATTTTAACGGATCAAACATTCCCACCATGTCCATAATTTTAAGGAAGTCACGAATGGCACCCCTTCGCAAATGCGGGATGGTTTCCGATACCACGCTAATTTCACACTTTGCGTTTTGCACGGCGTAGGTGATAAGCATCGGAATGATACTGAATGTTTTTGATGAGGATGTGCCACCCCTAACTATCCGCACCCGCTTTCGCAGGTTGGCAATTTTACTCTGGGCGGTCGTGGTTTGCAACATTACTTCACATCCAAATCAATGCCATTAAAGATTGGTTTTTCCGTGGTAACATCAATTTGTTGGGTGGGCATACCAAATCCCGAATCCATCAATTGTTTGTATGCACCCACATCACCTTTCCTTGCTTTGTGTATCATTGCAAGTGTGATTAAATCTTCTTGACTTAGTTTCTCCAATTCACCCGTGATGGGGTTCTTGGTGTCTTGCATTACCTCCAACCACTTCCGTGCGATGGTGCTTCGGTTCTTGCTTCCCTTGGGTCTGCCATTGGGGTTTGGGACTGTCCCCTTTTCAAATG